AAGGTTGGTTCATTCGTCAACCGCTTCACCATCTACAAGAACCCATATATGAAGGAAAACTTGATGTTGATGGGCTTCCGTGGAAGTAACTTCCTCGAAACTGGTGCAGTCTACGCACCATACATCCCACTCATCATGACTCCGCTCGTGTATGACCCAAACAACTTCACCCCACGCCGTGGTGTGATGACCCGTTACGCAAAGAAGGTTGTACGCCCAGAATTCTTCGGAAAGGTGTACATCGACGGATTAAACTTAGTCTAATCCTCGTAGTAACGGTGGGAATAAATGGGGTGGCCGAAAGGTCACCCTTTTTATTTGCATTAAAAATACGAGTTAATGATTTAATAAAACTATTTATTGTAAGTCCCTAATTAGAGATTATTATGGAAACACAAGAACCAATTTTCTATGATGGTAGTCCTTCAAATCCATTTGGAATAACTCCATTTGGATTTTATGATAGCGATTCTGAATTTCAAGCTGATGCTCCAAGAGCAGCTGAATTCGTTGCAAGAAAGCTAGGATGGCCTGTCGTAGAAGTGGAATTAATTGATAAGCAGATTTATGCATGTTTCGAAGAAGCTATTACCACATATGGTAATCAAGTCAATCAATTTAATGCACGCGAACATATGATGACCCTACAAGGATTGTCAACAGCAACATCAGCAACCCAGCGTAACATTGTTGGTTCTGTTATTCCACAAGTTATCAAATTAGCGACAGATTATGGTGTAGAAGCACAATCTGGTGGTGATGTTGAAGTAAAACGAGGATATATTTCTGCATCCGCATTTACTCAATCTTATGATATTAAAACTTTGTGGGCAGATGTTAGTGAAAGTGGTAAGAAGTTAGAAATTCGTCGTATCTACCATTTCATGCCACCAGCAGTTGCTCGTTACTATGACCCATTCGCAACAACTGGTCTTGGGTTGACTAACTTGATGGCAGAATTTGGATTTGATGGATATTCACCACCAGTCACATTCGTGATGATGCCAGCATACGAAGACCTTCTCCGTATTCAAGCAATTGAAATCAATGATATGATTCGTAAGAGTCAATATGGGTTTGAAGTATCAAACAATATTATAAGATTTTCACCAGTATTTAAAGAATCAAAGATGGTATATTTTGATTATATGGTAGTAGACGATAAACAAGCAAATACATTCCAATCTGGGTCCAATGTAGCAAGTGATTTATCGAATGTGCCATATACTAATATCAATTACACAAACACCAATGATATGTCAAGATTGTGGATATTCCGATATACACTTGCATTAGCAAAAGAACTTCTCGGCATTATCCGTTCCAAGTTTGAAAACATTCCATATCCAGATGGACAAATTCGTTTGGATGGTGAAATTCTTAGAAGAGAAGCTATTGCTGAAAAGGAAGGATTAATTAAAGAACTTCGTGAAACACTTGAAGAAACTGGAATGCAAGCGCAAATGAAGAAGCAAATGGAAAACTCGGAAAATATGCAAAAAATGTTTAAGAATGTTCCTACTCTCATTTACATAGGTTAATACATGGCACGCTTTGTTACACAACGTGACTTTGAATTTATACAACACATCACTCGGGAATTGATTGACGAAACGATGGATGTGGCAGTCGTATTGTATAAGATTGTTGTTGAATCTGCTAAAGTTAATATTTACGGTGAAAGCACGGTAAAGCCACGATACACCCCAGTAAAAGTTAATGCAATTGTAAAATACGATAAAAATAGACCAGTAAGAGAAGAAGGATTTGGTGTTAATCAAGACCAACAAACTGAATTTAGATTTGCTCGTCGTATGCTACAAGATGTAAAGACCTATCCAGAAATTGGTGACATAATTGGATATAATAATCATTTTTATGAAGTCCATAATATCACAGAAACACAACTTATTGCAGGTAAGCCAGGGTTTAATACCGCAATCATTTGTATGGCACACTTAACTCGTCGTACAAGTATTGATATCGAAGAGGTACAAGTATGAGTGAAAACCCTATAAAACGAGTAGACTTACAACAAACCAGACTTACTCAACCACGGTCAAACGACATACCTGCGGGTAGTACACCACCAATAGCTGTAACTTTATTTACAATTGATAACGCAATTCTTCGTTATATGAACGAGCGTATTAAGCCAGTGGTGACTCAAAATAATGTAGCAGTAAAAGTACCGGTCATTTATGGCAATCCAGAACGCTGGAAATCTGCTCAACGAGATGGTGTCATGCGTGACTCTATTGGAAAGATTCAACTTCCAATGATTATGATTCGTCGTACTGGGATGAAGAAATCTATTATTAATTCGCCTGTTAACAAATATCTTGAACGAACCTTTGAAACTGGTTGGAATAGACGAACTCCATATGACCAGTTTGCAGTCAAAAATAATATCACTCCCAGTCGTGAATATTTGACAACCACACTTCCCGACTATTACGAAATTACTTATCGTTGTATGATTTGGACCGAATATATGGAACAAATGAACTCCGTGGTCGAGAATGTATCATTCGAAACAGACCAATATTGGGGTGACCAAAACAACTATAAATTCCGTACTTCTGTGAAGTCATTTGAGCCTATGACAGAGTTACCGATTACAGAGGACCGTGTGGTACGCACTCAATTTGATATGACCGTATACGCATATCTCTTACCTGAAAGTGCATTGGATAGATATAACAATAGAGATCTTACTACACAACGAAGATTTTCTGTTAAAAAAACAGTCGTTTTTACTGAAATAGAAAGTGAATAATTGATGTTTAGGTAAAAAAACAGATATTTATTATACGAGTTGTATTATACACAAAAAGAGGTTATTATGTCTGAAATTACAAAAGAAGAATTAGAACAAATTAGTGTTTTGCGTAATAAACTCGCAACGGTAGTCTCTGACGCTGGGCAATTGACACTCCAAATTCAATTACTCCAATCAGATATCGCAGAACTAAATGAAAAGCTTGGTGAACAAACTAAGTTGTTCAAAGGGTTGTTAGAAGAAGAACAAGTATTAATCAAGGGGTTATCTGAAAAGTATGGTGCTGGTCAAATCAATTTTGAAACCGGCGAATTTACACCAGAGAAATAAACAAATTTAGTTTGGAGAATACCGTATGGCAGAAAGAATCGTGTCGCCTGGTGTCTTTACACAAGAACGCGACCAAACATTCCTCGCTCAAGGCGTTGCTGAAATAGGTGCGGCGTTTGTTGGTCCAACTACAAAAGGACCAGCATTCGTAGCTACCCCAGTTCAAGGACTAGATGGATTCGTCACCTCATTCGGTGAACCAGATGGTACTTCTTATATGGGATACACCGTTAAGAATTACCTTCAAGAAGCAGGTAGTGCAACAATCGTTCGTGTTCTTGGTTTAGCCGGATACACAACCAATGTCGCAACTATTTTCGCATCTGGTTCGGCTGGAAATAAGGTATTCGCAGTTCTCCATCCAACTGTGTCAGGAAGTTCACTTAGTAGTGTAGTAGTAGGTGGTACTACATCAAGCTTCAGTGTAGTGGTCAGTAGTTCCGCTAACATTCACTACTCCGCAAGTGTTGTAAGTCCAACAGAAACTAATTCTTCATTCATTAATGAAGTATTTGGTACTGATGCACAAGGTAAGAGTTCAACTATTCCTGCATATGTTTATGCAGTGTTCCCAGATGCACTCAGTCAAGTTGGTTCATTTGCTGGAGAATTAATTCACTTCTCCTCAAGTATCAACGCATTGAACTTAGCAACCCAATATGATAATGCAACCACTCCTTGGATTCGTTCACAAACCATCGGTGGCAGTAAGCGTAATTTGTTCAAGGTACATACATTAAGTGACGGTACTGGTGCAAACAAGCAAATTAAGATTTCTATCACTGGTATTTCACCAAGTACCAATCCAGACAGTCAATATGGTTCATTCACACTTAATGTTCGTGAATTTACCGATACCGATACATCACCGGTTGTAGTTGAACAATTTAATAACTTAAACTTTGACCCAACCAGTCCAAATTATATCGCAAGAGTAATTGGTAACAGTGTTCCAACATATAATTCAAGTACTGGATTAACTACTTACGAAGGTGACTATCCAAACCTTTCAAAGTATATTCGTATTGAAATGAGTGAAGATGTCATTCCACAAAATGCGGTTCCATATGGATTCGCAGCACTAAACTCAGTATTTTCATCAACCGCAGGTGAAGTACCGTTACAAGCATATGTAAACAGTCGTTGGGTAAGTGCAAGTGTTGCTGGATACAATGCAGACGCAACTGGTCCAAACACTAACTACTACGGATTCAACTTTGACGGTACATATGTATCTGGTAGTGGTTTTACCGCAGAATCATATCTAGCACCAACAGTTGGTTCAAACACTGTAGGCGGCGAATTCAGTATTGAAAATCTTCCAGCAACAGAAGTTAACGGAAGTCCAATTTCATTAACTAATCGTGACCACGCATCATATCGTCGATTCTCAGTACCATTCCAAGGTGGATTCGATGGGTTCAAGCCAAATCGTGAAATTGCACTTGGTGGTGCAATCACCGCAACAAACACTCAAGGATTTAATCTTAACGGTGCAGCAGCATCGGGTTCAGTAGAATACAAGAGAGCATTAAATCAATTAAGTAACGCAGATGCAGTAGATTTCAATCTCTTAGTTGTACCTGGTGTTATCTACTCACAACACAGTTATATCGCACAATCAGCAATTGATATCTGTGAAGCTCGCGGTGACTGTTTCTACATTGTTGACCTTGACACACTTGATGCAACAATTGATTCTGTAACTTCATACGCAGAACTTCTTGATACTAACTACGCAGCTGGTTACTATCCTTGGGTTCGTGTTCTTGATGACATCACTGGTAAGTTCCTCTGGGCACCACCATCAGTGGTTCTTCCAGAAGTATATCAATATAGTGATAATGTTGGAGCAGAATGGTTCGCACCAGCAGGTTTGAATCGTGGTGGTATTCCAGGCGCAGTTGGTGTTAAGACTCGTCTAACTCAAGCACAACGCGATGAATTGTATGAATCAAAGGTCAATCCAATCGCACAATTCCCAGGACAAGGTATCTGTGTCTGGGGACAAAAGACACTCCAACGTCGTGCGTCAGCACTTGACCGTGTAAATGTTCGTCGTCTTCTTATCACCGTTAAGAAGTATATCGCAAGTTCAGCAAGATACTTGGTATTCGAACAAAATACTGAAGCAACTCGCACACGCTTCTTAAACATCGTCAACCCATATCTCGCAGGAATTCAACAACGCTCTGGATTGACCGCATTCCGTGTGGTAATGGATGAAACCAATAACACACCAGATATTATTGACCGTAACATCTTGGTTGGTGCAATCTATCTCCAACCAACCCGTACCGCAGAATTCATCAAGTTGGATTTCAACATTCTCCCAACTGGTGCAACCTTCGATACCATCTAATCAGTTTTTTCGATAACCACTATTTATTAAAGTACCAATCTATATCTGGAGAGCCATATGGCAAATTTGGTCAATGAACAAGAACTCTTTTTCACCGCATTCGAACCAAAGACTGCGAATCGCTATATTATGTCCATCGACGGAATTCCTTCGTATCTAATTAAGAAGGCAGACCGTCCAAAGATTACCCAAGAAAAGAAGCGTTTAGACCACATCAATCTACAACGCTACATCAAGGGTAAGACTGTATGGGATGAAATGGTATTAGAATTGTACGACCCAATCGTACCATCAGGCGCACAAGCAGTAATGGAATGGGTTCGTCTTCACCACGAATCAGTTACCGGTCGTGACGGATACGCAGAATTCTACAAGAAGGATATCATCATTAATGTTCTTGGTCCAGTAGGTGATAAGGTTGAAGAATGGATTCTTAAGGGCGCACAAATCACCAAAGTCGAATTTGGTGAAATGAGTTGGGAAAAGGATGACCCAATGTCTATCTCATTAACAATTCAACCAGACTATTGCATCCTCAATTACTAATAGTTCGGTAAGTATCAAAAACCCCACCCAAAAAGTGGGGTTTTTTGTTATATACCAATACTTTGTGATACTTATATAAAGGTGTATTTTTTCGAGGAAGACTATGGCAGAAATTACTGAATTCAACATCGGTCAAGGGGAAACTTTCAAAATATTGACCAGCCTAGAAAACATAGATACAGATTCGTACTTAGACATAACAAATTATACATTTACTGGCCAAGTTCGTGAAAACTTTAGCACGGATGAGGTTGCTGCTACATTTACGATTACAAAAATAAATCCACAAACCTCAGGAAGTTTTTATATAGAACTTACCCCAGCAGATACTAGTGCGCTAACACAACGCAAATATGTTTACGATATTAAAATGACAAGTGGTTCAATCACTCGTCGTGTTCTTGAAGGATACTTTGTTGTTCGCCCAGCTGCTACGAGATAATAGATGAGCAATTTTATTGTCAACACCGATATACCAAATCTTCGGGTAGTTATTAGAGAAGGTGACCAATATAATATAAACATTGTTCCAGGTAGAATTACTACACTGGTTACTGGTTCGTTTACCAGCTATGCAGATATGGCTGGAATGGCAGCATCTGCTTCATATGTTAGTGGAGCAGGTGTATTCGCACAGTTTGCAACATCGGCATCATACGCGGTTACTTCTGACAGTGCATCATTCGCAACTACTGCATCATATGCACAAACTATCAACAGACAAATTACAGGTTCAGTAGTCATATCAGATGATTTAACCGTACAAGGTATCATCAGTGCAGAAAAATTATTAGTATCCTCATCTGTTATTTATGAATCTGGTTCGACGAAATTTGGTGATTCAGCAGAAGATACACATCAATTTACTGGGTCCGTGTCAATACAAGGACCGCTTAATGCATCAAGCTTTACCGGGTCAATTTATCTAGAACCCGTATCAGAAAGTTATGCTTTTCAAATTCCATTTGTCAGTGAATCATCGGGTAGAGCAAAAAATAGTTTAGCAGTAGATACTACACAACATTTAACATTTAATCCTTCTACTCACGTATTACAAATTAGTGGTGGTATTGGAAATACAGGTGGTATTACACGACTATCTCCACAAGGCGTAACATTTATTTCTGGCTCAAATTTTGCTGGAGTAATAGAAAAATTTGGTGTTATCAATACAATAGATAACAAAACAATAGCTATAACTGCAGATCCATCAAAACTTAATCTAGCATTAGAAAACAACACTAATCCTGGTATATATGTTACCAGTGGAACATTACAAAGTACAGGATATGTCCCGTTAGAATTTCAAGCATCAGGAAGTTATACCGACGGTCGGGTAACAGTAAATACCCCACTTGTAGCAAAACAAAGTGTAGAAGTCACTGGATCAGCTACAATAACGGAATTCGTCAAATCCAATGAATATAAGTTAAATGCAGGAACAGTTTCTATAGTATTTACGGGGTCAATTAATACAGGAATATTTGGGGTAACCGAATATATCCAACCCTACATTTCCACCACAGAATACTCAGGAATGACCGTAGAATACCTCGCCCAACGACCAGGCGCATGCAGAATGGGTATTATTATGGCATCGTGGTTAGATACCGCCAGTATCGTATTTACTGATATTTCCACTACCGATATCGGAGATACAAGTGATATTACATTTAGATTTTTAAGTAGTTCAAATGAATTACGGTTACGAGTCAATAGTGACGGGTCAGGCAGTGGAGCTTGGACTGTACAAAGTTTATTCAAATTGTTTCCAAATTTGAGTTCTTAAAGAAGTATTTAATATTTATATACAATAAAACCCTGTTGGGAGAACCGTATGGCGAATGAATTTATTGCACGTAAAGGTCTGATAGTCCTTGCGAATGGCGCAAAGGTAACAGGCTCTTTAGGTGTTCAAGGTGATATTAACGCGACTGGCTATAATGTCACGGCATCAAATCTCCAGTTACTTGGAAGTGCAAGTATCAACGGTGACATTACCGTTGGTGGAAACCTTACAGTCGGTAATGCAGATATTGATGTCGTCAAGTTCCTGGCCGAAGTTAGTTCTTCTATCGTACCCGATGTTAATAATTCGTTTGACCTTGGGTCTGGTTCTAAGTCATGGAAAGACTTATATGTAAGTGGTACCGCATTTGTACATGATGTAAAAGCAACAACTATAACCGGTTCAATGACCGGTTCGTTTACTGGT